GAAATGCAAGAACGAATTAAGAGATTAGAATATTGGATAGTTGGAGGTATGGGAGCCGTGCTTTTAACTTTACTAATGGATATGATAAGTTAACGGCACATACAACCGATCCAACTACCACTACCATCATTCATAATATGTAAATTTAAAGTATCTACGTACCCAGTTAATTTAAGTCTAAGTATATCACACAAGTCAAAACAATCTATTTCATCTGTTATAACTAATCCCTCTAACATCTTTTTTGTTACTGGTATTAGTTGATACAGACCATCGTTTAATATGATTAGATCCATGACTTTAATTCTTCGCCCATAATCTCGCTAGCAATGTTTTGTTTTTTATTTAATGCTTTTACAATTCTTTCGTCAACTGTATCTTCAGCAATAATATCAATATAAGTCATCTTTCTTTTCTGGCCAATACGATTAATACGAGCTTCAGACTGTGTTCTTTTTTCAAGATCATAACCATTTGAAAAATAAATCATTGTATTTGCCTCTGTAAGTGTGATACCATACCCACCCGTTTGAGGTGTACCTACTAAGAATCTTACTTCACTGTCTGGATTTTGTATTTCTCTTATAGCCTTTTGTCTATCTTCAGTGCTAGTGTCACCATAATAAGTGACCACGGATCGAGGACCATACTCTTTCGTAACTGCTTTAATTACATTCTCTATATCATATCTCCAATGGCACCAGATAATTGCTTTACCTTCAACTTCACTCAATACATCCATCAATTCATTGATACGATTGTTTTTTATTTGTTGTATCTTACCGCTGTCATCTTTGAAATGACCACAAGTAATTTGTTGTAGTCTCATCAGTTGCACTAATGCCGTGGCTGTAGTCATGCTTTTACCATTTAAGAATGCAACAGCTTCTTTCTTCATCTGTTGGTATACACTCTTTTGTTCTGCAGATAGCTGTATAGTTCTTTTCATATATGTATACGGAGGAAGATCTAAACATTCTTCTTTTAATACACGAGAAGAAAATGGTTTTATTTTTTCTGATAACTCATCAAGATTTTTATAACCCACAACAAGTTGAAAAGACTTACCACCAAAGTTTGCAGTTCTAAGTTTGGCGTATCTAGTTCTAAATGCATAATAAGAACTATACCCTAATAATTCTGGGTCTAAGTATTCACACTGTTTAAACAGATCTAACGGTGACTTTGTGACCGGTGATCCTGTAAGGATCCTTCTATACTTAGCCATTTGGCCAAGAGTAACTATATTTTTAGTTCTTTTAGCATCAGGGTTTTTTATTGTAGTAGATTCATCTATTGCCATTAAAGCATTGTTTGCATTTAAAAATTTATATGCAAATTCAACACCCTTATCTGTAGAAAAAGACTCAACATTCATAATTAAAATACGAAGATCTTCTCCTGTTGTAAACAATTCATCTAATAGTCTTTCTTGTTGTTTAGAAATACTAGCCTTCCATAATACTGTTTTATGTTCTATGTGTTTTACAAGGTGTGTGGGAAGCTCTGAGTCGTACCAATTTTTATATACTCCTTTAGGTGCAACAATAAGAGCTGCATTAATTTTACCTGCATCATAAAGCATAGCAATATTGTCTATTAATACTTTTGATTTACCCGTACCCATTTCCATAAAATACGCATATACTTCTCTATTATGAGACTTATTAAGAGCCTCTAATTGATGTTTGTAAGGCTTAGTTTTAAATTTATAATTCATGTTTACTTCTTCTTTCTAATAAGCTATATAGAACGGGAAAGGAAAAAAGTCAATAATGAAAATTAAAGAATACAACAACAAGTTACATTATATTGAAGATGGTACTATTCTATCTAAAGTATATGTAATTCAAGAGTTACCAGGAACTAGATTAGGTACACCTAAATTTAATATTATGGGTGCATCTAAATTTGGTGAACTAATAACTTTACTACCAGAAAATTCACAAATAATAATGTCACCAGGACCATTAATATTTAAACTTAGAAAGCTTCTAAAAAACTTTACCAAAGATGATTATTTACTACTTACAGGCGATCCTGCCATAATTGGTGTAGCCTGTTCTATTGTATCTGATATAACAGTAGGACAATTTAATTTTTTAAAATGGGACAGACAAGAAAAAATGTACTATCCAATAAAAGTAAATTTATATGAGAAAGGAAAAATTGAAGAATAGCCTTGACATAGGATTTTATATAACTATTAATAACATACGAAAGATAAAAAAGGAGAAAAAATGAATATAAACTTTGAACAAGATAAACAAGACTCATTGACAAAAGTTGATGATGCAGCTTCGTTGTCAGAACAAGTAACTAAACTTCAGGCAATGGAAAAAGATCTTTCTCAAAAGGAAGATGCAATTAAAAAACTAAAGAAAGATATTGAAGTAATCTCTGG